ACTGACCTCGGCTTGAATGGAAGCTCCATAATTTTCAGATTCCAAACTACGATTCCTGATGTAAGCGAGATTCCTGAGATGGTTCTTTAAATTAACCGAGAATTGCGAGTCAATTTCTTCAGACAACATCGATATAGCTCGCTGGACTTTAGGATTTTTCAGCAAGGTAGTAGCTGTCGAAGAGGCAGAATCACGGTTGCCTTTTCCGTATCCAGCCTCAAGCGCGAGGTCTGATAGATTTCTAAAACCTTTATGAGCGGCAACAAGCTCCGCGAAACGCCGTTGTTTCTCTGTTAATTGGCCAACCACGGCTACTTTAGGATCGACCTCAGTTATTTTCCTACGCTTACCCTGGTAAGGTTTTTTAGGCGAGTTAGTGCTTGGAAAGTTTTTTAATTTTTTTGTCATAAACCTTAATTAGCATATCTAGTAAGGGTTATACAGCAAATTATTACTTTTATTTGCACCATTTACTTTTGCTTATCGGAAAATTGATATTTACGTCTAATTATGCATACACCGCCTACACTACTAAAACCCTAATTTGTAGGCAGGTAGAACTTGTTTTTACGTTATATATCATACACTTACAGCGTTTGCATGCGAAGCATGCGGTGCATGCGGCAATTTGAAATGGAAATAAAAAAAAGTGCCATCTGCTCCACAAACCTATATAGAAACGACGATTAATGCACAAATTACAAAAGACCCCCGGACCACGCAACTTTATTTCATATTCTCGTACTTATCTCATAAAACCTTGTTCCCCTCTCCTTCATACGTTATTATGCGATAGTAGAGTTATATCATAAAACAAAGAGGAATAAGAACATGAAGAAAAACGGTGTTGTGGAACATTATTACGACAACGGTCAGTTAGGGATAAAAGAAACTTGGAAGAACGGTAAGTTAGACGGTGTTTTGGAAATCTATTACGGGAAGGGTAAGTTACATTTAAAAGGAGCTTACAAGGACGGTAAGAAAGAAGGTATTTGGGAAGAGTATAATTGGAATGGTTCGTTACAGTCGAGAATAACTTACAAGGACGATAACATAAAGGAGAAATCAAATGAAACTATATCACGTTTATGACACTGTTAGCGAGAAAAAAACGGCTGTGTATTCAACACCTAAAGCCGCTAAAGAGGATGCCCAGTGTCAAAAATTTTATACTGGAGCAGATGTCGTAGAGACTGAAATTAAAGGTTCAACAGATATGTTTACAACCATTTTTAACTTACTTAATGATAAGAGTATTCATTCCATTAAAGGAACAGAGACAATAATAGGTAAATTTTCTAACCTATATAAGCTTGCACCACATCAGCGGCGTTATGAGTTTAAGGAAGATGTAGAAAATGAAGAACAGAGATCTCAAAATGCTCTACTCTCGCCTTCTTCAATTACAAAGATAAGAGAAGCAAAAGGTGTAAGCCAAAATAGATTTGCGCCAACTCTAGGTATTCCGAGAAATTCTTTAAACCGCTATGAAAACGGTATATTGGTTCAAACAAAAGCTACTGATAATTTGTTGCGAATAGTCGATAGGTTCCCAGAGACTTATGATTTTCTTCAACACATTAAAGAAAATTCTTAATACATTGACAAAAACAAACTTTTTATGAGAGGATTTATGTGATGCAAACTATTGACGAGAAAAACATGCTACATACTGTTACTAGTAATGGGTGGCAAAGGAAAAATCCCCGGTTCGAGTTTCCGCTTCATGCCCCCCAGGGCAGCAACCTGTCTTTTTCGGAAGCACAAGAAAAACTACACGGTTACTTAGTAAAAAAAATAGATCAAGACAGAGAAAATGATGTGCTGTCGGACGATGCAATTTTAGAGCTGGTATCTGCGTTCTGTCGTTTGCGACAGGGATAAGTAACATGAATTTGACACCAGAAGAAATTTCTAATGCTTGTGATAAGCTGGACGCTGTATTAAAAAAAGCAGAAGACCCTGAATTTCAAGCTATTTGGAAGCAACACAAGAACACGCTTCTACGAAAGCTTGAACGCCAAGATGTTTGGAAAGTAGCGCGGCGACAACATTAATTGAGTTTCCTCCGCTTCGGGATTTGTTGCTCCCCTTCCTATCCCTAACTGGAACTGGGAGTTTTTGCCCGAAGCATACTTGGCGGCGATGGTGGAGTTGATGGCTCTTTACCATCGCCGTCCTTTTATTGTACTGTTGAGATATGGAGATCGAAGACTTTTTATCGCATGAGTTTATGGATATTGCTGTTCGCAAATCCACGAGCGAAGACTATTGGAAGCTAGAGCCGGAGTTCGTAGAAAGACTGGATAGTAGGGGCTTTAACTTTCGCTCCAAGAGCCGAAAAGAACCATTTTTCAGTATGCAAGTACTATCACAGTTACGCGAAGCAGAACCTTACGGCTTGTGGATATTTACCGTTCGTGACGAAGATAACTTTAAGCTTATCGCAAAGAAAAAGAGGAGGGTATAGTGACGGAGATTTGTCCAGAATGTGAGGGCCACGGGTCGATAGAAGAGGACGAGATATCTGGCGGCGTGAACGAGAACGGGCCATATATGTATATAGATTTAAAAGAATCGCTTTGCCTGGAGTGCAATGGTACCGGGCGCGTTTTAACCCAAGACGAACACGACCAGTTGTTCTATGACCGTATTAAGCGGTTGAACGTACTAGAGATGCTGGAAAAACCCCCTGACTCGAAGCTGCATTAGATGATTTTTCTGGTCGTATTTTTATGCGTACATCCTATTGGGTGTAGTTTCATAAAGGGAAACTTACCCCACGCTACGCTAGAATTATGTCACGTAGAATCGCGGCGTGTTTTTAAATACTTCAACAATCAACCTTCTTACCGGCTGCATGAGTTTAGTTACAAGTGTGGTAATGGTAAATTCATTCAAGTACCGACAGGAAAAGATGCCTAGACCATTTTCGGAAGCTGACCTGGAAGAAATGAAAAAAGACCCGGAATGGCGGCAACGACCCTGCCTACGTTGCCGCAAGCAAGTTTGGCTGGAAAAGCCCAGATTCCTTTGCGATAAGTGCAATAAAATTATAAGTTGAAATAACGCACATTTGACAAAAGTTATGCGATATGCTAGACTCATATTTGCTGTTTGACATTGTGTATATTAGTTTTGGCGTGATGCGAGTTATAACAAATAGGAAAACTTGTTATGACATACATCAACAAAAGACCCACTCGTGATGACTACGAAAAATTAGTTAATCGTAAGTGGGAAGGTATCCCATACGAAAACAAACATCCCCAATCCGGGGAAGAGGCTATAAAAGGATTTAAGATTTTATATCGTAAAGCCACAGGCCGTAAGTTTGTAGGTAAAATTAAAATTACTAGCGGTAATCGGCACAACTGGTGCAGATATAGAGAATGGAGCATTAATCCTAACCGCGTCGGGCGAATCTCTGGGTGGCCGGATATTATCCACGCTATAAGTCATTGGGTTATACGGAATCACTCGCAGGAGCAGCTTTACCTGGAACGTGATTTAACTGACTATGCTTTAAAACGAGAATTTCATAAGGGTCGGTTAGTACCTAAAAAAGTAGTTAAACGTAGCCGTCGCATGACAGCTTCTGAAAAACGTGCGAGGGCAGAGCAAAACGCTAACGCTCGAAGCCGCAGGGCAGCTAAGAAGCTTGCGGCTGAACTTAACATAGAGCTTGACATAAACCCGCATGGCTTTGGATCAACCGAAGCCTGGGAAGGTTGGGTTCTTGATGATCGGCTAGAGGGGGACCAGTATTGCCTTAGTTGGGAAGAAGTTTTGGACAAACTGAAAGAGCTTCGGAACGAAACAGTGACTATCTGATATTGATAAAAATATAACTTAAAACCCAACTCGCATCACAGCCAAGCTAATCTACCAGGTCTTCAATAAAAGATACGCCGACAAACCATCGGTTCTTAATTAAATTTTCCAAAGCACCACGGGCCTCGTCTAGTGATACGTCTAGCATGATGGCTATTTCCGTGACTATCTTATCCTTGTTATAACAGACCTCTGGTTCGCCATCGTTTAGGACAACGCCTTCAATGCAGTTATCAAAAGAGGTGAGTTTATACATTTTTCAAGAACTGTCGTAGAACGTCCTTGGACCTTGTGCTGCTCACCGATTTAGCTTCATGCTCTGGATCATCACGCAAAGAACACGACACAGCTTTTATGGTTAAGCACATATTATCATCCACTAAGAATGAAAACGCACCGTCTGTAAATTCTACGAACTTCATAAGTTAGGTTCCTCTACATACTCATGTGAATAGGAAAACACGTTTCGCGGCAACCAATTCATATTGGTGTTATAACCTGATAGACCTCGAATCTTCATATTCTTGCTGGTTGGTTTCCATTTGCGAGACTTATTGCGGTATTCTCCCATACGAGGGTGGGTAGTCTTACTAAAGTATCTGTCACCGTTTTGGATATAAATTTGCCCTATCGCATCACTTATGCGGACTCCAATACCTAGCCCTTGGTAGTCTGGTAGAACTACAGTTCTGTGTCCTCTAAATGCTCTTTTTAAGGTTCCGCTTGGCATGGGTAACACTGATGTAAATCCAACAACATTTGTTCCCCAAAGGCATATCCAGTGCTTCGCACTTTTATTGAGGTTTCCTGAGAGATAGTGATGGTCGCGGAAGATTGACCACGCCTCTGCCCTACAAGGTATAAGCTCAAGTTTAATGTCGGGACGCTGAAGACACCCCCTTGGAAGAAAATCCTTCGTCAAAGTGTCATACACCCAATCAGGTTCCAACCATTTAATAATGTCGTAATGACAGGAAGCAAACACAACCGAACTTAGTCCGCTGCTTTTAATGTAGCGTTTCAAAGCGGCGGAGCAAGATTTAGCTACAGACCTATCAACCACGCTGGTAAACTCATCTACTACCGCACCGTCTCGCAACTGTCTAGCTAAATTAGCCCTGTACTTTTCTCCTGTGGAAAGAATAGAGTACGGTCTAAACCAAGCGGGTATGCTGTTTAAACCTACTGCACTCAGTCTAGCTTGAGCGTCGTCCGCATTACTAAAGTGAGATACGACTGCCCTGTTCTCCGTCCATTGCGGAATTTCTTCTTTGCCAAACAAACCTAGCATTGTAGACTTTCCACTACCAGATGGTCCGACAATTAGACCAATGTTGAAGTCCGTAGGCAGTTCATCTATAGTAGGAACAGTGCATTTTGAAACCCCTGAAAAGTCGTAATCAAATTTATTTGAAACTTCCGAAGTTATCTCATCCTGCTCAATATTTTCGTAGCATAAAATAACGTCTTTCATTTTTTGCTCGCCACTAAATAAAAAACTCCTACCAACATAACTACTATAGCTCCCAGAGTAACATTCTCCCAGAGGCCGTAGTTGTTTCTTAATATCATATCAAATAAAACCAAGCTAAACCCGACAAGAATAGCATTAAAAATTGCGTGTGGTAATAATCTTTTCATATCTCTAACCAATCCTTTAAGGACTCGCCAAGCACAGTGCTGGCAATGTCAATTTTAGAACGTAAAGCTTTTATGATTTTAACGTCGATTGTCTTAGGTGAAATAAAATCCACATAGGTGACAGATTTGTTTTGACCGATTCTGTGGAGTCGGTCTTCGGCTTGAAGCCTGTCAGCTAGATTAAAACTGTTACTGAAAAAAATACATAGGCTGCTTGCTGTCAGCGTGATCCCATAGCCTGCGGTGGAAATTTGCCCGATAAAGAAACGCAGCTTAGAATCAGGGTTTTGGAAATCGTTAATAACTTCCTGTCGCTTTTCTGATTTAGTGTCACCGTAATAAGTGCAGACTGAATCCTGACCATACTGCTTAATGATTTCTGTTTCGATTTGTTTGATGGAATGGCGGAACGTGCAGTAGATTACGACCTTGCCATCGGCCTCGCTTAAAACTTGCATGAGTTCAGATAACCGGTTGTTCGGTAAGTCTATGGTTTCGCCATCGTCAGGTTTTGCGAATCCTAAAGTTATTTGCTGCAAGCGAATAAGAGTGGTAAGGGCCGAGGCCGACGTAGAAAGCTCCCCGGATTCAAGCATCGTGAGGGCCAATGCCTTCATCTCCTTGTAGTGCTTTTCTTGTTCTTTGGATAAAAGCACTTCCCTGGTTAAATAAATTTTATCCGGTAAATCCAAACAGTCGTTTTTAAGTAAGCGTGAGGTAAGCGGCTGGATTCGATCTGAGAGTTCATCCAACCTTTGAAAGCCTACTACTTGGTCAAAAGGCCGTCCTCCGAAATTCTGCTTGCGTAATACAGCGTATCTATTTTTGAAGGCGTAGAAGTTGCCGAAGTCCATCCCTAGAACTGCCATCTGGGAATAAAGGTCCAAGGGGCTGTTGGTCACGGGCGATCCCGTTAGAATAAAACGGTACGCCGCTTTAGGTATAGATTTAAGGAGGTTCTTGGTGCGATTAGCTTTATGGTTTTTAACAGAGGTAGATTCGTCAACAATTAAAAACGTCTTATCGTTAAGCTCCAGAAACTTATCGAGGATCGAAGCACCCTTGGGTGACGACAAGCTTTCTACGTTCATTATAAAAATACGTAACGTGTCGTCATCTTTAGGTGTTGAGACAGAAATCATTTGTGCAATGAAGGTTTTCGTCCAGTTCGGTTGCCAAACCAGAAGCTCACGTTCGATATCGTCTACTAAGTGAATGTCTATCTG